AAAATCTGTCACGCTGGTTCAGAGTTGCTAGACATTGAGCCTATCGACTACATTCCGTTCAGCACTGTCTGTCCTATACCGATTCCTCATAAGTTCTACGGACTGTCGGTAGCAGAAACGGTAGAAGACATTCAACTGATCCGGTCTACGCTAACCAGAAACCTGCTAGACAATATGTACCTGTCCAACAACGGCAGGTTCCAAGTTGTAGAAGGCCAAGTCAACATTGACGACCTGTTGACCAACAGGCCCGGTGGCATCGTCCGTACACGCAGCCCTAGTGCCTTACAGCCGATTCAGACGCCTAGCCTTCAGCCGTACAGCTTTCAGATGCTCCAATACTGGGAAGACATCAAGAGCGGTCGCACTGGTGTTAATCCCAAGACGCAGGGGCTTAGCGCAGACGTTCTGAAAACGCACGTAACTACCGGTGCAGTCACCGCTGCGCTGACCAATGCCCAAGGACGGCTGGAACTAATAGCTAGGGTCTTTGCAGACACTGGCGTAAGGAATATGTTCAAGTCGATCTACAACCTGATCCAGCGGTACGAAGACCGTAAGAAGGTTGTCCGGCTGAACAACAACTACTTTCAGATTGATCCTGCCAGCTGGCGAGAAGACCTAGACGTAGACATTGAAGTTGGCATTGGCTACGGTGACCAAGATGTCAGACTACAGAACATCAGCAACTTTGCTGGCCTGATAGAAAAAGTTGGACAGCAAACCCAAGGCATGATACAGCCAGGTAACGTTTACAACCTGGTTCGCGAAATAGCAGACGAAATGGGCATCAAGAACGTAGACAAGTTTATCAGTACACCGCCTACAGAGCCGCCTCCGCCGAGTGCTCAAGAGCAGCTAGGTCAAATGCAGGCACAGGCCCAGATGACAATTGCACAGGCTACGCAGCTTGAAGCAGAGGTCAAAGCAAAAGAACTTGAAATCAAAGCAGCTAAGCTAGAACTTGAGCGCATAGAAGTAGAGCACGAGATGGCGCTGAAAGAAGAAGAACTGAAGCTCAAGGGTATTGAGCTTGGATTTGAAATGAACTCTGACAAAAACATAAAGGCATAGATATGGCTTATCAGAACAACATTGCTTCTCGGATTATAAGCAGTGCAAACGTTAGCAGCAGTGGAAGTAGCGCACAAAGCGGACGTGCTCCCTTTGGTTGCACCATTGTTCGCGTTGCAACTAGTGCTGCTGTTAATATCGTAATCGGACCTAACCCAACTGCTACGGCAGCGGGTACGCGCATTGACCCAGCTGATGCAGCTTACTTTGTCATCCGTGGTGATAGCTCACCCAGTGCAACAGATGGCGAAAAACTAGCAACCATTGGCTCAGCAACGGTAAACGTTACTTTCTTGGAGGGCTAAATGGCCACCAATAAAAAGATCACAGAGCTTACAGAACTTGTAGAGGCTGACTTAGCAGATGATGATGTTCTACCGATTGTAGACATCAGCGCAGGCCAGACGTTCAAGGTTCGTAAATCAACCTTGGCCAGTGCGCTGGCCGGTGTTGCCAGCTTGTCGGCTACAACTCCGGTTGCGGTAGACCAGTCAACTGGTGCTGTGACCGTTAGCATAGGAACCGTGCCTATAAACAAAGGTGGCACAGGAGCTACCACGGCAAGTGCTGCACGAACTGCTCTGGGTGCAATGGAAGACCCATTGACTACACGTGGCGATATTATACGCCGGGGTGCTAGTGCAACTGAACGGCTAGCCTTGGGTAGCTCTGGAACAGTTCTGAAATCTGATGGTACAGACATTGCCTATGGTAATGTAGCAGCCACTGAACTGAGTGGAACTTTGGCAATAGCTAATGGCGGCACCAATGCTACTAGTGCCAGTGCAGCTAGAACTAGCCTCGGAGCAGCGGCTAGTGGATCGAACAGTGATATTACAGCCCTAACAGGACTAACAACTGATCTTGCTGTAACACATGGTGGCACAGGTGCAAGCACCGCCAGTGCAGCGCGTACAAACCTTGGCGTGGCTATTGGCTCAGACGTGCAGGCGTTCGATGCAGACACGGCGAAGACGGACGCTGCGCAGACGTTTACCGTCAGCCAGCGTGGGACTATCACTACAGACAACGACTTGTCGTTTGACCAGAACGCTACAAATAACTTCAAGTGTACTCCCAGCGGCACAGGCACTCTGACGTTTACAAACCACACCGCTGGACAGTCGGGAAACATCTTGTTGATTAACACAGGCGGTCATGCGATTAGCCTACACGCAAATACCAAGGGCGATGCAAATCTGGCCTCAACCATCAGCACCGCTGGCACTTACTGGCTGTCGTATTACGACGACGGCACGAATGCGTATGTAGTTACCAGCGCCGCGTTTGCATAATGTCGATTATCCAAGGCACATCTAAGTCGTCTGCGGCTGGGTACAGCATCGACCAGTCGATCCGGTTTAACAAAGATGATGACGCCAAATTAACCAGAACATTTGGCACAGCTACAAATCGTAGAAAATTTACTTTGTCCGTATGGCAAAAAAATGGAAGCAGTGCGGGTTCAATGCTGGAGTATAATCAATCTGGCGGAAGCACATGGGCCAACATTACTATAGGTGCAGGTGGCCGTGTAGATGTTTTTGATTATTCTAGCGGAAGTGCCAGAATTGATTTACGCACTACAAGAGTTTTTCGTGATCCTTCTGCTTGGGTTCACTTAGTTGTTGCTTTTGATACCACACAAAGCACTGCCGCTGATCGTATCAAGGTATATATAAATGGAACCCAAGAAACTGATTTTGGAACAGAGACATATCCTAGTCAAGACTTTGATGGGTTTCTTAACTCCGCTGTAGAGCATTTAATTGGTGACGGTGTTAATGGTCCATTTGATGGATACATTGCAGAATATTACTTTATTGATGGTCAGCAACTAACCCCAACCAGCTTTGGCGAAACAAACAGCGACACAGGCCAGTGGGTGCCAATTGAATACACTGGCTCTTACGGCACCAACGGCTTCTACCTGAAAGGGCAAGACAGTTCTGCGTTGGGTGACGATAGCAGTGGCAACAACAACGACTTTACCAGCAGTGGCTTGGCTGCGGCGGATCAGGTAACGGATACCCCGACGAATAACTTTGCAACGTGGAACCCGATAATACCGCTATCGAACGGCAGCTTTTCAGACGGCAATTTGCAGTTTACTCAGAGTGGAGGATCGATCTCGCAGCACGCAAAAAGCACAATTAGCTTTACGTCTGGCGAGAAAAAGGTCTGCGAAATGCAGACGGTTAGCGGGGCTAGTATAACCTTGGGAATATGCGACGAAGATTTCGTGGCAGACGCCAACGGGTTTTCAGGCGATAGCCGTGGCTACTTTGACACGAATGGCAACAAGGTGGACAAGGACGGTAATAGTTCGAGCTACGGCGCATCTTTTTCGTCTTCGAACGTCATTCGCATTGAGGTCGATCTATCAAACAACCCCGGCACAATAGAATTTTTCAAAGATGGCGTATCGCAGGGCGACGCCTTCACCGACATCGACTCGACCAAAACTTGGTTCTTTTGGTGCCGTTGCAAGGCAGACGCAGTCAAAGCGAACTTTGGTCAGTTGGGTTTTGCAGGGACTCCCACGGCAAACTTTACCGCACTAAGCACCACCAACCTACCCGACCCAACCATTGCCCTTCCCGGCGACCACATGAATACGGTGCTGTATACTGGCAACGGGGCGACTGGCCAAAGCATCACGGGCGTTGGGTTTCAGCCCGATTGGGTCTGGACAAAAATTCGCAGTCCAAATTCATACAGCCACCAACTTTTTGATGCTGTGCGGGGTGCAGGTCTAAACTTGCAATCTAATAACGCTAATGCTGAAGGAGATATTTCAAATGAATTTATCAGCTTTGACAGTGATGGGTTTACAATTGATGACGTAAACCAGAACGTGAACGAAAGCGGAAGCTCATACGTTTCATGGAACTGGAAAGCCAACGGCGCTGGTAGCACCGATAGTTCAGCCGGTCTTTCGGCAACGGTATCGGCGAACGCTACAGCCGGTTTCAGTATTATAAAATATCAGGGAACGGGTTCGGCCACGACGGTTCCGCATGGGCTGGGCGTTGCCCCCAAAATGGTCATAGTAAAAGACCGAGACAACAGCCGGTCGTGGAATATTTATCACGACGGTTTGAGTGCTGCGACCAAGGTCATTTATCTTGATCAAAATGTTGCAGAAAGCACCGATGGTGCAATTTTTGGATCAGCCCCGACAAGCAGCGTTGTAAACATTGCGACAGGTAATGGATCAAACGGTTCAGGTATTGATTATATTATGTACGCCTTTGCAGAAATTGAAGGCTATAGTTCTATAGGCAGATATGAAGGTAATGGCTCTACAGATGGTACTTTTATTTACACCGGATTTAAGCCAGCTTGGATTATGTTAAAGCGTTATGATTCTGCTGGTGAATGGGAAGTATCAGATCGTGTTCGTGATCCTGACAATCCGGTAAGACTTATTCTACAGCCTAATAGCAGCGGAGCGGAGTGGAATGCGACTACTCGCGATATAGATTGGCTGAGTAACGGATTTAAGCACCGTAGTTCACACGCTGATTTTAATGCTAGTGGTGGTAATTATCTTTATATAGCCTTTGCTGAGACACCTTTTAAAACTTCAACTGCCCGATAGGAGGCACATATGACATCAATTTATAAATGCGGCCACGGGCAGACTATCCGACCCGGTAAAGCGTGGACTGACGGAGACGGTGTTACGCATCCGGCAAGCTGGCACACCTACAGCGCAGAGCGTAAGGCAGAACTAGGTATCACTGAGATCGTGCAACAGCCTGCACCTGATAGCCGGTTGTACACTTGGAGCTACAACGACGACGGTACAGTTAACAGTACAGCTAAGTCGCTAGACGACGTAAACGCTGTCGATCAAAACGGTGACCCGGTTATCGAAAACGGCAAACAGCTTGTTATTGAAGGCGTTAAATCAAACTTGATTGCAGAGGTCAAAGCGCAGCAAGGTTCACTGTTAGCTCAAACTGACTGGGCTGTGATCCGCAAGGCAGACGCTGGTACAGATATACCGGAGAACATCGCAACGTACCGTGCAGCTATCCGATCCAAGGCCACAGAGATGGAAACAGCTATTACTAACGCTGCCGACACTGACGCTATCGCTGCGTTGTTCCTGACGTACACCTTAGAAGACGATGGCAGCACTACAAAGTCTGGAATCCTGTACGACTGGCCGGAGCTTGATTGATGTTTTATTATTTGTCTGTGATCCTGCTACCGCTGATGATGGCCAGTGGTGATCAAGTAAGTGAGAAATCAATGACCGGGCCATTTGAAACAAAACAACAGTGCGAACTTTACAAACTCTCTGTTGAAAACACTGTAGTACAAATGCCAAACATTATCATGACAAAATCAGTCTGCGAAAAAAACCTGGCAGTTTGACAAACCACTGTAATCATGCTATAATAGGAAAAGGAAGTGAAAGATGACGGTAGAATCCGCCAGCTATATTAGCCAGCTTAACACGGCATACCCGGCAGCTGGCGATAACATCTCCGAAGGAGACGATCATCTCAGGCTAATCAAGTCTGTCCTAAAAACCCAGTTTCCAAATCTGTCTACCACAGCTGTAAACCCAACTGCGGCACAGTTTAACAAACATGGTTTTGAAGTTGGCAGCGTCTTGATGTACGCCTCTAACACCATTCCGACTACGCAAACCATCAGTGGTGTAAATGACTTTTTACTGTGCGATGGTAGTTCCTATTCAACATCTACGTATTCAGATTTGTACGCTGTGATAGGCACCACCTTTGGCGGATCAGGTTCCAACTTTAACGTACCAGATTATCGCACATTTTTCCCCGTAGGTGTAGGTGGCAGCTTTGTTCTAGGCACCTCTGTGAGCGCAAGCGCAGCCACTGGCACAGACACCCTGAAGGTTCAGCCAATTAACTTTATCATAAAGAGCTAACATGGCAATCAACTACAGAGGCGAAAAGTTCTCAGGATACAACAAACCAAAAAGAACTCGCGGCAAGTCTAAGAAGTTTGCCGTGCTCGCAAAGCAGGGAGACAAGGTCAGGCTGGTCAGGTTTGGTGACCCAAATATGTCTATCAAGAAAGACCAGCCAAAGCGTCGTAAAAGTTTCAGAGCTAGGCACAAATGCGATACCAGTCCGCCTAGCAAACTCACCGCAAGATATTGGTCTTGCAAAAAATGGTAGGAGAATACCGTGCCATATAAAGCCCCATATAAACAAAAGCCCAAACCAAAGAAAAAGAAAAAAGGTGGAAACCGTTACTGATGGACTCTAGAGAAAGAGCCAACCAAGCTAGTGCAATTTTGAACAACCCTGTATTCAAAGATACACTAGAACGACTCAGCAATGACTTGATCTCTCAATGGGGCATAGCTGACACTACAGAAGAGAGAGAACTATGTTGGATGAAACTTAATGCTTTGCGTTCCATACAGGAAGACCTAGAAGCGACCATCCATAGCGACAAAATTGAAAACACAGAAAGGTAAATACAATGAGTGAGGCACAGACCAATCCCGAAGGGGAAGTCGAACAGCCGAAACTTAATATGTTCGATGTCATGTTTGGAAGTGAGGAGACCACCAATCCAGAACAAGCAGTCGAGTCTGACGATACGGGAGAGGAGTACGAAGTCGCCGAAGTTGAAGCCTCTGATGAGGAAGAAGCGGAGGAAGCTCTCGAATCCGAAGAAGTAGAATACGAGGTAGAAGAACCGGAAGCACAGACGGACACCGCATACACTGTCAAGATCGACGGTGAAGAATTTGAGGTTACTCTTGACGAGCTACGGAACGGATACCAGCGGCAAGCGGACTATACCCGTAAGTCGCAGTCTTTAGCGGAACAGCGTAAAGCCTACGAAGCTAATCTACAGGCCGTTCAAGCAGAGCGTAATCAGTATGCGCAGGTGCTTGAAAATATGTCAGCTAATCAGAATGCTGAGCTTCAGCGTTATGAGAACATTAACTGGCAGGAACTCAAAGACAGTGACCCCATGGAATACATGGAGAAACGGTTGGAGTACCAAGAGGCTAAGGAAAAGATTTCTGAACTGAACAACGAACGCTACCGAGTTCAGCAGCAGAACGAAGCAGAAATGGCCAATGTGCTACAGGAAAAAATTCAGAACGAAGCTGAACTTCTTGTGCAGAAGCTACCAGAGTACGCCGATCCTAATTCTAACCTGAAGAACGACCTGCGCAACTATGCTCTTGGTCTAGGGTTTTCAGAGCAGGATGTAGATGGCATCACCGATCACCGGGTCGTTATGGTCCTACACAAGGCCATGATGCAAGACCAGGTTGTCAAAGGTGTTAAGAAGGCCAAACCAGTTCCCAAGGTTGTTAAGTCTGGCACACCGCAAACTAAGACCCAAAAGGTTAAGAAAGCGGTACAGGCTAAACGAGAAAGACTAGCGAAAACAGGTAATGCACGTGACGCTGCGGATGTTTTTCTGGACTTAATCTCATAACCCTATAAGGAGGGACTACACATGGCACAGCCTACTGGTGTTTACGTCACCTTCTCCTCTAAGGGTCTTCGCGAAGACTTGGAGAATGTGATCTACGATATTTCGCCGACTGATACGCCGTTCATGTCAATGGGCGGTCGCATGGACGCGATTGCAGTCAACCACGAATGGCAGACCGATGCTTTGGCAGCGGCTGCTAACAACCATCACGAAGAAGGCGCAACGCTCACAGCTGCTGAGCCGACTGCCACGACTCGCGTTGGTAACATCTGCCAGATCAGCTTGAAAACCACGCTGGTATCCGGTACTCTTGACGCCGTCAGCAAGGCGGGTCGTCGGGAAGAACTGGCGTATCAGATGTCCAAGCGTTCCAAGGAACTGAAGCGCGATATGGAGCGTGCAATGGTTGGTGTCAACACCGCCAAAGCAGCGATGTCCGCTGACAGCACCGTGCGTAAGCTCGGCTCCCTGACCACGTGGGTCAACACCAACATCTCCAAGGCATCTGACGGTGCCAACGGTGCTGGTGCTGGCGCAGCGGCTCGTACCGATGGTACGGCCCGGACGTTCACGGAAGCCCTGCTCAAAGCGGCGATCCTGTCCGCTTATGACGAAGGCGCTGACATCAAATACCTGATGATGGCTCCTGCGCAGAAGCAGACCTTCTCCAGCTTCGTTGGTGTTGGTGGTTCAGCCGGTGTTAGCAACTTTAACGACGTTGCTGACCAGCGCATCATTGGCGGCATGGACGTGTACGTCAGCGATTTCGGTGAGATGGCGGTTGTTCCTAACCGCTTCCAGCGTTCTCGCGATGTATGGCTTCTTGATCCGGAATACTACGGCGTGGCTTATCTGCGTCCGTTCTTCCAGCGCGAAGTTGCCAGCACGTCTGACGGCGAACAGCGTGCGATCATCGCCGAGTACACTCTCGTTTGTAAGAACGAGAAGGCGCTCGGTGCGGTCTACGACCTGTCGTAAGCCACAAGGGGGAGGGCTGTGTGCTCTCCCCCACTTTAACAAGAGGTTATCATGAACGACCCTATCAAAACCAAGTTCCGCTACGACCACAATGAAGACAAGGTTATTCTCCAGAACGTGCAGGACGTTGAGCCTCTGCTGGAGCTTAACAAGAAAGAGATCAACGGTGACTCCATGTACGGCACCGGAGACAACGTTGCCGGTATGCGCAAGGTTGCCAGCATTCCGTTGGTTGTCATTGAGAAATGGAAGCGTGAGCTTGGCGTCGATATCATGAACAAGAATGACTGGCCCAAGATTAAACAATTGTTGAACGATCCTGAGAACAGGTTCCTTCGCACACATGAGAGCCATCTGTAATGAGCCTTTCAACGTACTCAGAGCTGAAGACCAGCGTAGCCAACTACCTGAACAGGGATGACCTTACCAGTGTCATTCCTGATTTCATCACGCTTACTGAGAACCGTTTGAACAGAGAACTGCGCATCCGTGCAAACGTAGCTAGGGCGCAGACAACTACCACGTCTGGTACGGCCTTCTACGATCTGCCAGACGATCTGATTGAGCTACGGAATATCACTTATGACACTACGTCCTCCAGCTATGCTCTGTCTTATCTATCTCCTGAGTCGCTCAGCAGAGAATATGGTACAACGTCCAGTGGTTTTCCACGAGCCTATACTAACATTGGAAAGACGTTTAAGCTCTCACCAACTCCAGATGCTGCATATACTGTAAGCATCAACTACTTTGGTAAACTAAACCCACTGTCCGACAGTGTGACCACCAACAACATCTTGGCAGAGTTTCCTGACCTGTACCTGTTTGGAGCTTGTATGGAAGGTTCCATCTACCTGAACGACACAGAACAGCTACAGCGTTTTGGTGGTATCTTTCAGAAAGCCATGGACGACATTAAGAAGTCTGAGGACTCTGCTCGGTACGGTGGCACGGTGATGACCATGAGCGTACAGGGCGATCCCGGCTCGCTTGTGCGCAGGGGTGCCTAGATGCCTACCAACTGGGTAATAGAAAACTTTTGTCTGATCCAAGAAGAGGGTGGCAACATCCTGATGGAGGACAGCGACCTTGTAGCTCTACAAGAGTTTGAATCTACCACGTGGACTGAACAGACAGCGACTGGCTCTGGTTAATGGCAAAAGAACTTTTCAACGTAGCAGCAACACCACAGAGCGGCTTCTCGCTGAACAAGGACTTGTCACCGTATGACATGCCTTCTACGTTCTTCAGCGATGTTCAGAACGCCCGGTTTCTAGATGGCAAAGCTGGTAAGATACTTGGCCACTCGCAGGTTTTGGGTACGCCTACCGCTGCTCCCTATTGGGCTATCAGCTGGCTACAAGGTACCACTGATCTGTGGATATACGGTGGCCTGACTGAGCTATATAAGATCAGCGGTGTTACGCACAGCACTGTCACACGGTCTAGTGGGTCTTATACAACGATTGCCAGCACTGAGAACAACTGGCAAGGCGGTGTGCTAGGTGGTGTGCTGGTCTGCACTAATGGTTTAGACGTACCACAGAGCTTTACCCAAGCTGGTTCACAGTTTACTGACCTTGCCGATTGGCCGTCTACGCTGCGTTGCAAAGCAATTGTGCCGTTCAGAAACCACTTGATTGCACTAAACTTGACAGACAGTGGCACAGCTAAGCCGTTTACCATCAGGTGGAGCGATGCAATTCCTGCCGGTGCAGCCACCAATGGTGCGAACACTTGGAACACTGCCAGCACGGCCAGTGAGTCGGCAGAGACTTCGCTGACTGGTACCAAGGGCCACGTACTCAATGGTCTCCAGCTTGGTAATGAATTGATTATCTACAAGGAAGACAGTGTGTTTGCGCTGAACTACGTTGGAGGTTCGTTTACCTTTAACGTCAGAGAGAAGTTCAAAGACACCGGCCTGTTTGCCAAAGATGCTGTAGTAGACCTTGGCGATGGTCGCCACGTGATGATGTCTACTAACGATGTCATGATACACAATGGTAACACAATCAAGAGCGTGATTGACGACAAAGTTAAGACATTCTTGTTTTCTGAGATTGACTCTGGATACTTCTATAAAACATTCTTGGCTCACAACAAGATCAGAAACGAGGTTTGGATTTGTTTTCCCCAGACAGGAGCTACCAATGGTTTTCCAAATGTAGCTTTGATTTGGAACTACAGGGAGAACACTTGGACTTTCCGTGATCTGCCTAATGTAAACTTTATTGCCAAAGGTCTGGTAAATCCTGCGTTGACAAACACATGGACAGCATCGACTGGCACGTATGAAAATACAACCTTGGCATGGTCGCAGCAAGAGTACAACCCTGCCATTGACTCGCTGTTGATGTGTGGAACCAACGACACCAAGTTTTACTTGGCAGACAGTGGCACCACGTTTGACGGCACTGCTTTTACCACACGGCTAGAGCGCGTTGGTTTGTCAGCTGGTCGCACCGATGCAGTCAAGTCGATCACCCGTGTCTATCCTAGGATCGAAGGTACTGGCACCGTAAACATTAGCATCGGCTCTGAGCTACAGCCGTTCCAAGGTGTGTCCTATAATGACCCGGTGTCGTTTGAGATAGGACAAGACTCAAAGGTAGACTGTAGGGTACGTGGCAGATATATGGCGATCAAGATTGAAAGCGAGACTGCTAGCCAGTTTGATCTGTCTGGGTACGCTGTAGAAGCAGAGGTTGTGTCTGACCGATGAGCAGAGAGTTTCTACGGTTTGACCCGACGCTTGCACCAAGTGATCCACAAGACCTGCCTCGTTTTCTGGACGAAATGTTTCAAGAGATCAGGACGGTCCTAGAGTTGGTCAGAGACGGACACCTAGACGTTCAGAACTCTCCGCCGGAGAAACCACAACAGGGTGATATACGATATGCTGATGGCACTAACTGGAACCCCGGAAGCGGAGAAGGAATATATTTTTACAACGCCGCTGGAGCATGGACTAAGCTATAAGCTGGTAAACCACACCAGCCACCTGTTGATGAAAAAACTTGGAGAAAATTTCGAGCACATACAAAAGTCAATAGTAAAAAGCAACTGCTCTGATTTGTATGACGCAGAGGACATTGTAAAAAGAGTTCTGAACAAACAAAGCGACTTATGGGTGTCCACGGACGCTGACAACAATACAAAGGGTGTTCTTGTGATAGGCTTTGGACAGATGCCAAAGGGACGCATAATCGGAGCAGAGGCTATGGGTGGCAAGTTTGATTTCAACGTGATCACACCTGTGATAGCAGACTACTACAAAAAACTAGGATTTAAGTTCTTTGAGATGACAGGCCGAAAAGGTTGGGAAAAGATAATGGAACCTCTTGGATACGAATTTAAGACGATAACACTGAGAAAGAAGCTGTAAGATGAGTAGCATATTCAGATCACCGCCGCCCGTAGTTGTATCTACGCCGTTTCAGCAAGCAAGCACTGGCTCGTCTGAGATCAAGCCGTATGCTCCGGTAGAGCCTTTTCTTGAACAGATACTTCCAGAGATACGTCAGACCTTTACGCAGGCACCTGAGCTTTTCACTGGTTCACTGGTGCCGGGAGAGGCTGCACAGACGCTGGCAGCTAGAGACATCTATGGACAGGTTGGACAGACTGCTTCTGGACTAGCTCCTCAGTTTATGCAGCTTGGTCAAGCCGACATCGCCCGTGGTATGGCTGATCCAAGTCAAGACCCCATCTACCAAGCACAGCTGGGAGTTATCTCGCAACAGGCTAGGGACATGACTGAGCGAGACAAGCAGCTTGCCCAACAGCAGGCTATACAGGCTGGTCAGTTTGGTCTAGGCTCTACTGCCCTAGGCGAACTGGAGACCATGCAGCAACAGAAGCGGGAAGAACTTGCACAGCGTCAGATGGCCACGGCGCTAGAGCAAGCTGAAGCTCGTAGGATAGCAGCTGCGCAGAGAGCACCGCAGGCTGCTACTGCCGCGTTACAGGCGCAGATGACGCCTGCTACCTTACAGGAAGCTATCGGTCAACAGGTAGAAGCTAGGCAACAGGCCCAGCTTGCAGATACAGCACGGCTGGCACAGCAAGATCAAGAAGCGCGTAGGGCGCAGATGGTCACCATGGCCAACCTGTTTGGTGGTCTGGCCGGTCTGGGCAGTAGCACACAGATGCAGCAGACTGGTAGCGGATTTGGCAGCAGTGTTACGCCCGGTGGTCCTAGCATGTTCCAGCAAGCTGCTGGCTTGGTTGGCGCAGCTGCTCCGTTCTTTAGACCGTCAGATAAACATCTGAAGACCAAGATCAAGTTTGTTCGACAGCTGGCTAACGGTATCCGCTGGTACACTTGGGAGTGGAAAGACAAGTCCAACAAACAGCCCAGCTACGGTGTCATAGCCCAAGAGGTACAGAAGATCAAACCCAAAGCTGTCAAGACTGGACCTGATGGTTACCTGATGGTCAACTATGGAGCGTTGTGATGGGTGACATTTCAAGATTATTTAGTTCTCCTAGAATGGAGATAGACCCGTCTGATGAAATCATACGGGGCCTTACCAGTGAAGAAGAACTATTTAGCGGTGAGATAAATCCAGAGCTTGAAGGAGACTGGGGCGAAGGGACCGAAGGTAGTTTGTCTGGATACAGCGCCGACTATGATCCGTCTACCGGAGAGACTACATATTTTAAGGACGTCGATCTAGCCAAAGCTGCCACAGCCATTGGCAAGATTGAAGAGTTTGAACCTCCTAAGCCAGTTGCTGGTTCTCGTCCTCCCAGTTTACCAAGCATGGGGCGCGGCAGAGTGTCTGGTATGACGGGCGAACGTCCGTACCCATATGCCGCACCGTCGTACTTAGCTGGCTCAGTTGACTACAACAAGCTAGTAGGACAGCTGGTAAACACTTTGCTCAAGGGTAACATACGCCCTCGCAAAATCAACCCTCTTCTCTGATAGTTATTGTGAGATAAATTATGGCTGAGAATCGCAGTAATATAAATCCATATACCGGCCAGACTTACGGCTCTGGGTATGCAACGACCCTTGCAGATCAAAGTGTTACAAATCCTGCGCGTGTTCGAGAAGCAGAGCAAGGTCTTCTTGCTGCTGCTCGGCAACAACAACTGAATCAATTTCTAGCACCGGCTCTTGAAGCACAAAGACTTGAAAGGGCTGCACAAGAACGTCAAGCTAGGTTAAACCGAGAAATTCAAGATGCTGAAAGGGCTGCTCTTCGAGCGGGTGGTTCAGACATGTCGGCACTTTCTGCCATAGACAGAATGAAAGCAGCGCGAGAAGAAGTACTTGCCAGACAGCAACTAACCGGAAGGCCAGCAGCAGCTGCACCCGCTATGACCGAGGTTCCATATGGCGGTCCTCCGCCTTCTGTACCTATGTTAAGTGGAGAAACTCCTGCTGCGTACTATATGCGGTCAAGGCAACTTGAAAGGCGTCCTTTAGCCCCTACAGGAACAGCTGCTAAGTCTGTCAATGAGGGTGCTGAAGTAGCCGCGTCGCAGAACCAAGATCGTAGAGAGTCCAGCTTCCTTGATACACTGTTGGGCAATGTTGACGTGGCTGGTCTGCTACAGGTGTTTGCGCGGCCTGAGTTCCTGCAACCTGGCCAGTCGTTTGCCCAAGGCTTCTCCAGAGCAGCCGCTGCTAGGACCGCTGCGCAGCAGGCCCAAGAAGCTACCGAAGCCAAGGCACAGCGTGAGCAGGAAGAGCTAGACATAGCCAGACAGAGGGCAGACGCGGCTATGTTGACAGCGAAGAGGAGCGGCACGACTCCCCGTGCTTTGGGAATTACTGGTCCTAAAGTAGATGAGTTTAAGGCGGCTATTGATTCTGAACCAGCCTTTGTAGACGCAATTACTAAATTTTCTGAAAAGGGAACAACTTGGCTAAGTCGGCGATTTGGCGAAGGTATAGACGAAGATGGTATAAAATCAAGAGTGGCTCTTGATGCTATAGCTATTCAGCAACGAACGGGTGCAACACCAAGTGTGGCTATACAGGAAGCTATCGCTGGGCTAGGAGGTACGCCTCAAAAAGCAGAAACAGGCGGCGATCCCTTTGCAAAGGTCAACTAACTGATGGCGCAAACGCAGACCATAACGCTTGAGAACATCATGTCCTCTCCCCGGCTTCAAGAGCTAGGGGTGCAGCCCGGTGATCAGGTAGCTGGTAATAACCTTGTTAGGATATTCTCGTCTGAAGAAGACAGGCGCGATCTTGGTCAGCGTCTGACTGAGCAGGACGTTGCGTCTTCTGCTAGGTTGCAAGAGCTAGGTGCTGCTGCCGGTGACCGCATCGTAGACAACAAGCTGATCGACAGTGGCTCTGATGATATCATGCAGCAGTTCATGTATGGTTTCGACAAGGCAGGTAACTTCATTAGGTACACCACTGACATCCTGCGCTCCGTTGCTCCCTTTGGAGAAGTAGACTTCAATACGTTCAGGTACGTTCCGCCAGAAGAAGCATACGGCGAAGGCTTTAACGACGCTGACTTTGACACGCGCAGAGAGATGATCCTGCGAAAACGTGAACGCGATCTGATGCAGGAGTATGGTCCGTACTTTGAGCCACAAGAAGGTACAGCACAGGCCATTGGTGAGATCACAGGTGCTCTTGCTGATCCCACAACTTTGCTCCCTGTTGGTCAAGGCATCAAGGCAGCTGCCGCGATTGGTGGTGCTCTTGGTTTGTCTTACAGCTCAGCCGAAGACTTGGCGCTTGAAGGCAAGATTGATCCAGCCAAGGCGGCGATACACACTGTATTGGGCGGTGCGGGTGGCGCATTATTTCCCGTTGCTGGCAAGGCTGTCAGAGCACTCAGAGAACGTGGTGGCAAAGAGGTTGTCAGTGACGCAGCTTTGGCCTTGGAGGAAACAGCTGATAAAGCAGTTGATGATGCTATCGTAAACGACAGTGCTTGGTCTAGGACAGTTGGTCCTCTAGCTGAGAGTTTGGATACATATTTAGGAAGCGTATCTACCAGAATTAAAAATATATCTGAGCCTGTTCTGGGTAGGCTCAGAGTGTTTGAAAGAGACATCCGTGTTCGTACAGCTGATGAGCTGAAAGCAGCTGAGCCTTTCATGCGTCAGCTGAAAGCCATGCCAAAGACTAGAAAAGAACAAGTTGCTCGTCATCTGTTCAATCAAGATTTCAAACAAGCTGAAGCCTTGATGGATGAGCCAATGAAGGCTGAGTTTGCAAATGTCAAAACACAGCTGAAGACTTTGTTCGATGAGCAGAAGGACATAGGCGGTGTTAAGCTGAACGAGCTTAGCAACTACTTCCCACGTAGCATGAAAAGCTACAAACAGTTCAGAGCATCCTTGGGAACAGAACCTGCTGGTGTTATAGACACAGCTTTGGAAGAGTATGCCAAGCGTAAGCAGATAGACATACGAGACATAGACGATCTGACCAGAGAGGACATAGTCAACAAGGCTTTGCGCGGATATGGTCAGAAGATGGATGCTAACTTGCCGCCTAACAGCCGCAAGAGAACCATACGTAAACTGACAGACCAGACGCTGCCGTTCTATCGTGACCCAGAGGAGGCGCTGCACCTATATATCCGCAACGCTGTGAACAACATTGAACGCGGCCGCTTCCTAGGACGTGGCACCAAGCGCGATGATATGGTCCTAGACGATGACGGGATTGATCTCAAATCGTCAATAGGCAGGCTTGTTGACAGGGAGGTGCAGGACGGCAACCTGAAGCCAGACCAGCAACTGGAACTGAAACAGCTTATCGAATCCAGGTTCATGGGAGGTGAGCGTTCATCTAGTAGCCCAATTGGTTTCCTACGTGACTTGGGGTACATGGGAACGATTGCCAACCCCATCTCAGCTATCACACAGCTGGGCGATTTGGCTATGTCTGCTGCCAAGTATGGCTTCTCTGATACCATTGCTGCCATGTTCAACACCAAGAACATCAAGCTGGTTGACCAAGGTCTTGATACTATCTCGGCAGAATTTACCAATGTGCGCAAGACTGCTAAGCTTCTTGACCAGATGTTTGCCAAGACTGGTTTTAAGGCAGTTGACCGATTAGGTAAAGAAACTGTGATGAACGCCTCGCTGCGTAAGAACCAGAAGATGGTCAAGACTGCGCTGGGTGAGCAGGCGTTCCGTAAGAAGTGGGGCAAGTTCTACGGTGATGAGATCGACGGGCTGGTTGCGGACCTACAGACTGGTCGTATAACAGAGGCGGTAAAGCTACATGCCTTTAATGAATTGTCTGACGTACAGCCGATCACCCTGCTTGAGCTTCCAGAGGGCTACCTGAAAAATCCCAATGGTCGTATCCTGTATGCCTTGAAGTCGTTCACCTTGAAACAATATGACATAGTGCGCAGAGACATTGTGCAAGAGTACAAGAAGGGAAACAAGCTGGCTGCTGCAAAGAAAGCAGGAGTGCTTGCATCCTACTTAGCTGCTGCAAACGTGGGCACACAGACCACCAAAGACTTTTTACTTGGTCGGGATGTACGTGCAGAGGACTTGCCTAACAATTCAATGTGGGCATTGCTGGGTGTTTTTGGCGTGAACAAGTACATGAGCGACAAGTACCTGAGCGAAGGCAAGTTCACAGATGCCGCGATTGAAACTCTTGCGCCTGCTACTCCGATCATAGATGCTGTGCTTGGTGGCACAGCTGAGCTAACAGAAGAAGACCCCAACCTGTCTCAGTACGCCAGAAGCATTCCAGTCATTGGACCAATGCTGTACAACTGGTTCCTAGGCGGGGCAGAGAAGTATAACGAGCGGCTAGCTAAGGAAAGATAATGGCAAGCATATTTGAACAACTGGAACAGGCCGCTCAGAGACAGGGCGCTGAGCCTGTGCTAGACGCGGCCAAAGAGCAGGCCATGAGAGGCGCTGTTGGTCTTGGTGCCATGGCTCTTGGCCCGGAGAACGTAGAGGACATTCGTCAGACAGGCAGGGACATAGACGACAGGTTTGGTTCCGACATACGCATGATGCGCGATGCGTTACCTGAAGGTATGTCTGTCTCCGCACAGCCCAACTACCTAGACCCAATGGCCACCACTGTAACACCTAGGCTAGACCTGTCCGCTATCAGTCCTTACCTACAAGGCCAAGCGCAGGCAACCATGGGCCAAGGTGGGCTACTTGGTTACAACATTGACGCACAGGTGCCAATGGGTGACTTCACCGGCACATTGAACTATGGTCCACAAGGTGGTACAATGGGTGTCAACTATGCGCAAGATGGTCTCAGTGCTTATGTTAATGCTCCTGTGCCTGAGCGAACCTCTAGTGTTAAGGGCTTGCTCGACAACATCACCGCAGGCTTCCGATACACAAGGAACTTCTAATATGGCACAAGGTATCCTAGGCATCCTCGACCAGATTGGTAGAGGGTTTGAGCGCATCTATGACGAAAACATTGGTGGTCTTCTTGGAGCGTCTCCTGCTCAAACTGATCAGGGTATGTTAGATGTGCCGAGACCGGGAAGAAATCCTGTAAGGCCGGATACTCTTTTAAAGAAGTTTGAAAATGAAGCACTAGTAGGTTTTGAAAATGGTCAGTGGTTTGCGCATGAAAGTCTTGAAGGAGGTAGGCCAACTATAGGTTGGGGACACAAAGTAAACAAAAATGAAGATAGAACAGGTAAAATAAAAATAGGCAATCAGTTGGTAGAGTTTAAAAACGGACTCACTCCCCAACAAGTAAACCAATTATATAAACAAGACACAGCTAATGCTAGAGAAGTTGCTCGAAAATCTCTTGAAAAAGGTAAGGGTTCTTACACAGACAATGAACTTCAAGCTCTAACTTCTCTTATTTATAATATAGGACAGGGAATGTGGGGGAAAAGCAACGCTAAAAATAATTTAGAAAAAGGTAACATTTCTGGATTTTTAAAAGAAGCTTTTGATCCTAAAATTGGATTTGTAAAGGTTAATAAAAAAATATCAAAAGGTCTTGTTGATCGTAGAGCGAAAGAACGAAGACTGTTTCAGGGAATTAGGTAATAAATGGAAGGCGGTATCGACATCCGGCTGGTGGTCACCATTGCCGGTATCCTGTTCAGCGTGGCAGGAGCCAGTGCGGTGGCCAAAATGCAGATCAAGGACATCATCGAAAAGTTGTCTGACATGGAGAGGCGTCTGCGCCAGATGGACTCACGTGGTGACAAGTTGGTCACATCCACGGAGACACAGGAGCAGAGGATCAACATATTGGCAAAGATGGCCAGCCCTGAGAACCTGCGCAGAGATCACATGCAGCTAGCAGAACTGTTGACTACAGTCAAGCAACTTGAAAAATCTTATGACCGACTCTATGCCATGCACAATGGCAAACATCCGCCTGTGGCAGACACAAGAAAGGCAGACTGATGGGTATACCCTTTGAACTGATCACCATGCTAGGCTCCGGGCTGTTGTCCGGGGTGATGACACTGTGGAGCCAGAACCAGAAAGCCAAGCAGGAAGCATTCAACAGGGCCATAGACGGCCTTGCTGCGCAGTCAGAGGCCACTGACCTAGCTCGCAGGTACGAGAACAAGGGCTTCCAAGTTACGCGCAGGATCATTGCGCTGATGGCTGTGTTTGCTGTGATTGTCTGGCCAAAGATGGTGGCAGTGTTCTGGCCTGAGATACCTGTCAACGTTGGCTACACTGAGTTCAACCCCGGTGCGCTGTTTGGTATCTTCGAAGGATCAGAAGAGATCAAGTGGCAGAGCCTGAAAGGCTTGGTCCTGACACCACTGGATACACATTTGCTCAGCGCGATCATCGGGCTGTACTTTGGTGCTTCAATGGTGAAGAATGCAAAATAATATACCCGAAACTGAAGACGCTTGCATAACCTGCGTGTGTCAGCCGCAAGAGTGCCACTGTCCGCAACCGTGTCCACACTGCGATTGTGGAGACTGCCACTGTAAGCAAATGTACAGGCGCAACAGTGGTTGGGGAAAATCAACGGTGTCGATGGAGTGACGTAATGTTTGGATATAACCCATATGGATATGGACTGCTATCTCAGATGCCTATGCAGCAGGCTCCGCAAATCGTTCAACAGCCTATACTGAGTGCCGCCCGTGGAATAGGAACTTCTCTGCCAGACTACGTCACGCAACAAAACTTGCAAGCCGTACCCACGGGTGGGCTTCTTGGGCCTCTTTTTGCAGCGATGCCGCAAATTATGCAAAACTTGCCAGACCTTCCTAGAGCCGGGCTTCTTGGTCTGGCTATAAATGCTTTTAAAGATGAGATAGGGTTGAGGGGCTAACCGTTGGCCCCCCACGGGTGTATTACGGCACCACCCGATAGTCAGCTAAGTTCTATCTGCCTAGCCTTTTTTGCTTCCGGTACTTCCCGTACCAGTTTGATGCGCAGAATGCCGTCGCTCAGACCAGCATCCTCTACATTTACATGTTCGCCCAACAGGAACAGCTTCTTGAACGGGCGGAACGCAATGCCTCCATATATAATCTCGGCATCTTTGTCATCGTGTTTGACACCGCTAGACGTAACAGACAGAATGTCTTCCTTTACGTGAACGGAAATGTCCTCCTTCTTAAATCCGGCAACGGCCATGGTGATCTCATAGCTGTCTTCCCCTAGCTTCACAACGCTGTGCGGTGGGAAGTTCTGGTTGCCTGACATTACTTCTGCAACCTTGTGCATATTGTCAAACAGGCGCTCAAATCCAAGAGCAGAGTCCGATATGGACGGGAACATAATAGTCATTTGTTTCTCCCAATTGGCAAGAATTAGAGGCCCAGGATTGGCACCTCAAAAAAAGTATACCACAAAACCATAGGTTTGTCTACCTAAATGGTGGACCCCATGCCCAGCCCGTCAGGCTATAACGCACACCTTTGATAACAGGCTGTACCCTGTGGTAGTAGTAAGACGGGAAGATCACGATCTTGCCTGCTCTTCTCAAGGCAGGCTCAGGGATCACGCGCTTCCTGTACGGAGCACTGGGAGACCCCCAGCTGAACTGAAAGTCTCCCCCTTCGTAGTCTTCATTGAGCACAACATTGAACGTCAGCTTGCGGCATTTGTTCCCCGGTTGTACATCGTGGTGCCACCCGTACCTCTCCTGCATGGTGTACTTGCTCAGCTGTAGGTTCTCTAGCTCGGTCAGATCAAACAGCCAACCCATCTCAAAGTTGGCCGTCTGAATCCAATCAAAGACAATCGATCTGAACTTCTCGTCATCTAGGGCATAGATCGAATTGTTCCTGATCTGTGTCTTTGTCTGACCGTCTAGCACCTGTGCCTCCTGCTCTTCGAAGTTCCGGCTCAGCTGCATAACAGCTTTGCAGAACTCCTCCGGCATGTCAGGCACTGAGCCACCAGAGTAGTAGATGTCACCGTACATCAGACGCCGCAACTCCCTCCGTGTCCTGTGATGTCGCAGATATCGTGGGTTTCAATTGACTCTTCAAACTCTTCTCCCAGTTTATCGGCAGCTTCACTGTAAGGCACACTGCTAAGCGGCTGGCCTCCTCTGCATCCGTCCGGATACACGGTGAAACCACGCAGCCTGTGAGCATAGCTGGCAAGAGCATCAGCAAAACCATCAACGGTGTCTTCATTGTTCAACTTGCTGCCCCATTGCGGAAGATTGATCGTGCTACTGATAGACATATCAACGTAGTCTTGGACATCTGCTTGGAACTTCAGCCTGCGTCGGTAGTCCTCGGCCAAGTCCAGTGCGGACTCGATGTTGTCAGGCTTGACACCGTACAGGTCAATGATCTCCTGCGCTGCGCTGTCCACCACGTACTGATAGTGCCACTTGTTGCCGCCCTTCAGATACCTGCGCTTATACGCCACTGCAAATATAGGCTCAACGCCAGTGCTGGTACCAGCCAATATGCCAATTGATCCGGTGGGGGCGATAGCCCGATTAGCCACAGGACGGCTAACTGAAAGACTATCAGCCATCGCACGGCTAGTGTCGTCGCTGATGCCTTGATAGACAGCCAGCCACTTATGAAGCTCGTCGGTGACTTCATACTTACTCCCCTTCTTGATCAGCCATTCGTGCATACCCATCAGGCCAAGTCCCAGCCTGCGGTTCTTCTCGCGTGTCTTATACACAGCCTCATAGGGCAGCTTGGCTTTCAGTGTACCGCAGATCAGGAACTTAGTTGCTAGCTCTACGATCTGCGTGAACTCTTTCAGATCGTCAACGCGACCAAGGTTGATACTACCAAGATTGCACACGTCGCTGTCGTCAGCACTTGTGACCTCTGTGCAGGCGTTACGCAGCGTCTCGTTCTCCTTGTCGAAGAAGTTGAAACTGAATCCCGGCTCAGCTGTTCTAAGAGCTTGACGTACATTAGTCCTAAAGACATCCCCAACTTCTCCGGTCTTCCAGTAGTTCAACAGCCACTCTGTGTCATAGTTGACACTGATGTTCGTCATGTCCAGCGGTGCATGGAAGTTGAAGTCCTGCTCCTTGACCTGGCCAACGCTGAACCCGGTCGATCCTACTGGCATGTCGTACCAGTTCTTACTGGATAAAAACGTCTCCACGTCCCTGTGTTTCCAGTTCAGGCTGGCATAGATAGCAGACCTGCGGCTCCCTCCCTGCATGACCCTGCGTCCGATCTCGTTGATCATCTGCATCTTGGGGATAGGGCCACTGGCCAGTCCACCTGTCTTGCTCAGACCAGAACCCTCCGGACGGTACACCGAGTAGTCTATGCCGATACCACCGCCCGTCATCAGACAGGACTCCGATTTCCAGCTAAGGTTGGCCCAGTCCTCCCGGCTGTCCTCCTCTGCCCGAAGCAGGTAGCAGTTGTTAAAGAACTTGTTCGGTCTGCCAGCATAGTACAGGTAGCGACCACCGGGGATAAACTTCAAGTCCCGAATGATCTCGGTCAGTGCTTCCACCTCGTCGTCTTTCAGCACCCCCTTGCAGACATCCTCTGCCAGTGTCTTGGCTAGGTCAGACCAAGTGCTGCACCCCTCATGTGCATATTTCTGTTTGAAGATGTCCTCGCTGAACTTGCTACGGAACATCGGGTTTTCATTGCTCTTAAAAGTCATTGCAGTCTACCGGCCTCAAGTTGAATTTATCTAGGTTGTCTTCTACGTACTCGCGGAAGAAGTCTAACAGAGTGAGCGAATCAATGTCGAGTATGTCGATGATCTGCTCACAGCTGTACGCATCCGCGATGTCCCTAAGCTGCTCTTCAGAAAGTTGGGGCACTTGCTTCCTCCCCCGGTACTAAGAACACCGGCCTCCCTGATCTGAACTTAACATCAAGTTCTTCCCAACAGGTCTGCTTGTGTGAGCAGTACGAACAGTTGACGCCCAGCTTCTGCTTACCAGACTGCCTATCCTTAACGGTGGCAAACGCACGATCAGGCGGATCAACTTGAGAGACAGCGGTCTTGATCTCCGCGATCTTCATCTTCGTGTTCTCCAGCTGGGAGTGCGTATACGTGGCAAGCTCCCCGCTGGATTTATCAAAGGCCAAGAATGTGCCACGGCTCTTGCCTAGTGCGTTGCCATAGCCACTGATCTGGCTGATGTAACCGAAGGGATCGTCGTCTGGCAGCGTACCGTTCTTGAACTTCTTCATGCTGTACGAAGAAGCAGATTTAATATCGACAAGCTCACCGTCGATCACGCAGTCAATGTGACCCTTGATGCCATCCATTTCGATCTCTGCTTGCTGCTCCGTGACCTCGTGCCCAGCCTCCTTGGCCAAGTAGATCAACAGTGCCTCAACGATGTCACCGATCATGAACTTCAACCGAGTCTGTGGGCTGAAGTCTTCTGCTTGATCGTCGCCGTTGATGTCGTACCACAAAGACCGAGAGCATGGCTTGCCGATGTTAGACATCCGCAGCCTAGGCTTGGACTCCGCTGTTCCCATCCACAGCTGTCGCCGCACTGCGTCCATCACCGTGCTGCCCAGTGCGAACAACGCCTCTTGGTCTGGCTTCTTGGTTCCTTGGTCTACCAGCTGATAGATGTCGTCTACCAGTGTGTCAATTGTCTTCGTCATATTCCACCTTCACAATGTTTTTGCAACGTTTAGCTTTACCGTTCTTGACCTTGCTGAGATTGGCTTGGTCGTATCCATGGCACTCAGCGAACTCTCTCATGGACATATCTGTGACCCGGTGTTGAACACCGTTGTCATAGGTGATAGTGAACGGTCCTAGGTACTTGGGGTTCTTGGTGCCCCGTAGTTTGTCCCGGAACTCTTCGCCATAACTCTTGACCGGTCTGAAGAAACGCCTGCCACCGATGTTCTTGTTATAAAAGTTGTCGCTCTCAAGAACATCCAGATCGACCTGCATCTTCATCTCGTTGTAGTACAGGTCACGCTTGTTTCTACATAACAACAAAATTGCAAAGGTGAATTGCTTCTTTCCAAGTTTGGCTATCAATGGTGCCAACTCCTTGGAGCTTGAGCTATAATACCTCCAGTTGCTTTCCGTTGTACGCTTTCCTCGTCTGGTTTTGTATAGGTGCTTGCATCCTATGTAGCTTTTGCCTGACTCCTTGTGGGTGATGCGGTAGACAAATCCAAAATGGTCTCCCGGATTGAACTCGCCTACCGCATCTGTGTCCCAATGTCCGTACTTAGAACGGAACGTCATCGTTCAGATCGTCTTTCTTTGTATCAGCAAAGGACGATCCACCTTCTGGGTTGTACTCAATGGCTTCCGTGATCTTCACGGCGTTCATGAACGTGGTCACGCCCGTGCCGTACTTATTGTTGTACGGCTTCTGGCTGATGCGGACAGTAGCCTTTGACCCATTGGCCAGCTGACGTGGTCCGCTGTAGACCTTCCCGTCACCGTCGAACAGCTGTGGTTCGTAGTTGCTCTTCAGCTGGACATAGGGCAGGCCATCCATCTTGCCTTCCTCCTGCTTGACCTTTAGGCCCAGCTTCTTTGCATGACCAACCTGGTCTCCCTCCAGTGCCAAGGCAACAGAGAACCGGTCGAACTTATCCTTAACGTCGAACAGGTAGGGGAAGAACATAACGCCTTCAAGGTAGTGCTGTGCTGTAGGTGCCATTAATGTATCTCGCTCCAGTTGTTTCCAATTTGCACGTCGCAGTCTAGCTGGCAACGCAGTTTGTACGCCTTGTTGACCTGACGTATAGATAGTATAACACAATCCTTGGCAAGGTCAACATCTTTACTACCACTTTCTATAACTAATTCGTCATGAACCATTGCTACGATCTTTGCATTCGCCTGTCTCCTTCTTAGGTGATAATCAACGTACATAAACCACTTCTTCATAAGCACTGCGCTAGACCCTTGGATCAAAGTGTTCAGACTGGCGTGTCCTGATCTGACCCTGAGCACTCTACCGTCCAATGCTTTGAGCTTTCCCACCGATTCTCCCTTGTGTATGACCGCCTCGCTCAATCTCTTATAAGCTGGCATATTCGCCATAAACCGCGACCTAAGTTGCGCACCATCTTTGGCAGACCCGTTGACCACCGCTCCGATCTTTGCGTCTCCCGCTCCATAGAGAAGCGCGTAGATGAACGTCTTAGCTTGGTCTCTAGTCTCCAGACCAGCCATCTGTTGGTTAGCAGTGTGTACATCTCCTTCAAGTATCTCACGTGTGAACCTCTCATCATCCATATAGTGTGCCAGCACCCGTAGCTCTAAGCCAGCTGCGTCTGTGTCCAGCAACTTGCTGCCCTGCGGGGCTTCGAACAACTCTCTACAATCTTTGCCGTACTCCACGCGCACAGCCGGTACCTGTTGCAGGTTAGGGCTGACGCAACTCATGCGGTTGGTGATAGCCCCCAGTGTGCGATACCTGCAATGCACCCTAGACTCAGCTGAGCAGGCTTCGATCCATGCCTTGACCAGTGCAGACCGCTTCTGTAGCAGGAAGTACCTAGCCAGCTTCTGTGCCACGGGCAGGCTGCACTTGGACAGTGTCTTCTCGTCTACCTTTGCCCTGCCGCTGGGCGTTAGCTCCGTTGGTTTCCAGCCTAGCTCGATCAGGCGCTCCGCGATCTGCTGCCTGCTCGCCGGGTTGAACTCCGTGACCTTGTCCTTCAAACGCTTGCCCGTCTTCTCGGAGTACCTCTCTTGTACAATCGGCGGGAACATGCTGACGCACTCGGCTGCGATCCGGTCCTGTTCTAGGACCAGCCTGTTGTAAAGCTCCACGGCCTTGTGCTTGTTCAGACCAAACCCATTACCGCTTACCCGGTCAGCAACGATGCGCATCCTGTGCTCGTCCCTGATCGACTGTTCGCTGAACTCGTCCTCCATCTCTGCCCATAGTGTCCAATGTAGGTGCATACATACCTTCACGTCTTGAATGCAGTAGTCTCGCATTTCGCGTGTATATGCACTGAAATCTCCACTGAACTCGGCCTTGTGTTTGCCTAGGCGTTTGCCCCATGCGTCAAGGCTATGTCCTCCCTCCCGTGACGGGTTCTCCATCATGGACAGGACCAGTGTGTCCACCATCTGGTCGAACTTCAACCGGACACCCCATAGCCTGGCTAGCACAGGGAAGTCGAAGCTCAGCCCGTTGTGCGCAACCACCTCTTGGAACTTATCAAGATAGTCCTGTAGACCATCGGCCTGTGTCCAGACCCTGATGCCAACATCCGAGTCAAAGGTGACCACGCAATGTATCACACTGGCATCAAGGCTGTCGGTCTCTATGTCTAGGTAGCAGACTCTCACAGGTACTTCCAGCTAACAGGGAATTCTCTGGCACACGCTTCTGATATCTTCAAGGCTACCTCTCTAGTCTCTTGCTGGGCGTCAGGTGCCAGCCTGAGCTTGCAGACTCGGCTGAAGGCGTACAGGCTACCGGTCCAGTACCACTCGGTATACATGGACTGCGGCAGCACAGCACGTGCCTGCTCAGGACAGACACCAAGGTCTATCATGTTGTCATACGTTGCTATTGCAGTGCGCACGGCTTCATCGTATATCTTACTGATCAACTTAGAGCTTTGCACTTCTTGGTCCACTGACCCCTGCTTCTTGTCGTCAGCTGCCTTGCGCCACTTTTCTGGGCTGTAGCAGCTGGGCTGATCGCTGACATACCTGCGGCTGACCTCGTTCCAGACCAGACCAACTTGGTGCTTGGCCAGCTGCCGGGCAACGAACACAGGCGCATGGATATGAAACTGCAAACTGGTGTGACCAAACGGCGACCAGTGCTGGTGCTTTGCCAAGTACTTGATCAGCTTCTCGTCCTTGTGCTCCATCTCTATGTGGACCTTGCTGAAGCTGACACGTGCAGCATTGACCACGCTCAGGTCAGTGCCCATCTTGTCTATCAGTGCTACCTGTATCATCCTTGCCCTCGTTTCTTTTTCTGCATTCCAAAGAACGGTGAACGCTTGCCCACCTTTTTCTTATGGTTGAACGGCCTAGGCTTGCGCCGCCGCTTGGTCTTGCTGCGTGGACTGTAGACGTTCTGTATTTTTCTTGCCATTAAAACTCATCCTGTTGGTGTGTTACACTTAGTCTACCAGATGTCTTGTCATAGAACAAGCGATCACATGCTCCCACGTCACCGGTGTACCTGCACTTCAGAACCCGCATGGTCGTAGTGTTGCATTCAACCACGTCGTCGCTCTGGGTGTTACGCTCTAGGCTTATCACGGTGTCACTGATCTGCGCGATGCCATGACTACCACGCAGGTGACCAAGGTTTACCTCCACGCCTTCCTCGTGAGACCTGTCGCTGCCCAGCCTGCGCAGATGTGTGACCAAATGGATCGAACATCCTGTCTCCTCCGTGACCTGTCTGAGCAGTGTCATGGTCCGGTCTATGGCCTTGCGTTCGTCGGTGATCTCCAGACCACTGACCAGTATGCTCAGGTGGTCGATAAAGATAGTCGAGCAGTCTAGTCCCTGCACCATGTACCGCACCCTGTCTAGCAGGTCGTCCATCTCTAGGCTACCAAAATGGTCATAGATGAACACCCTGCCAGTACCCAGAGTACAGTCAAAGTATTCTCTGATCTGTTCTTTAGAATACTTACTGAATACTTCGTTCAGGTGCAGTCTATCACTTGCTTCTACCGCCAAGATACCCCGCCGTGTGCGGTCCACTGACTCCTCCAAGGCGATGATGCCTATGTTTTCACCGGTGTTCTTCAGCAGGTAGTGCTGTAGTTCGCGCAGGATACTGCTCTTGCCCACGCCTGTACCAGCTGCCCATGTGACGATCTCCCTGCCACGAGTGCCCAGTGTCTTGGACTGTAGCTGTGGCCATGGGAACTCCACGCTAGCCAGGTTTTGCTCAGACCATAGCCCGTCGAAATCCGTGGCTGCGTTCTTGATCCCCGCTGGGGTATAGCAGCTGGCGTTCTTCAGACTGGCTACGAACAGGTCAGCTTTGTCTTGGCTGGTGTACTCGCAGGCGTCCTTGTGCTCCAGCTTTACGATGAACGCCTTGCCCGGTCTGAGCAACTTGGCGCACTGTTCCGCTGCCTCCTGTGCCCTAGGTTCGTTGTCAAAGCAGATGAACACGCGATCGAACGTCTCCAGTAGCTCTAGGTTATTCTTGAAATCCCTAGCTGCACTGGCCTGTCCGCTCTTGATACTCAGCGCACTGGTCACCGCCTGTGATCTCTTCATGATACTGGTGGCGGAACTAGGTATCAGGTTGGCCATCTGGAACGCTGCCAGTGCGTCGGCTTCACCTTCTGTTACGATAATAGTCTTTGATTTCTGGCCTATGGTCTTGTTCAGTGTATGCGTCCCAAATAGCGTACAATTTTTGAAATCTCCGTCTGTGCTGAATTGTTTACCCTTGTGTCTGATCTTCTTGGCCACCGCCAAGCCGTCTTGGTTATGGTATGGAAAGACCACGGCCATGTCGCTTGCAGTTACGTCGTAGTACTCCGCCACGGCTGGGCTGATCCGCCTGTCAGACCACGGCTTGTCCGGTCCCGTGTCCTTTGGAACATATTCCACCACGTTATCCATCTCCTGATCTCTGGTGACCTGCTCACAGCTGAAACAGTAGGTGTGCCCATCGTCGTAGATAGTCAGGGCATCGCTGCTCCCGCAGTCTGGGCAAGGCTGGTGCGTCTTGACCGCCTTTGATCCTTCATGTTCTTCTAAGATCAATGTACACTCTCCTCTTCTAGCTCTATCTCGTACTCTGGTGACTGGTCTAGGTACATCTTGAACTCTTCCAGCGCCATCATGACAAAGTACGTAGGTGTCCGCTGATTGATCTCGGCCATCTGTATCAGCCAACCGATAACGTCAGCGTCTAGTCCCTCCTTGATCAGTGCGTCGAAGTATGCGTCTTGTATGTACTCTTCCATTAACCTCTCCAGATAAAGTAACAAAGGGTTATCAGCACGACTCCCGTGGTAGACAAGGCAATGATCTCACCCCCAGTCAGGACGTTTGACATCAGCACGTGACATCTCCCCTGCTAACGCTGCGTATCCACAGATATCCACGAAGCTATCCTCCTTGTATGTGTGCATCAGCCTGGCCACCTTGACCAACAGCATCATCATCGCCACGTCGGTGGGCGTGATCTTGGTCTCGGTCTCTAGGTAGTTGTTCCAGAACTCGGCGATGCGCATATGGTTCAGGTATGCGTCACCGTAGTCCTCCTTTCTGTCGCCGTTGATCAGTTCGCCTGCCTTGGCTATTACATCGTCACGCTTCATCGGTGCCCTCCATCTGGTCCTTAAAATGCCTGAGACGCGCAGCTGCATCGCACAGCTTTGAGTAGTCAGACATGAACATATCGCCGTCGCACTCCCACATCGTCTGCACAGGGCCGTTTACCAGCGGCACCAGTCGCTTGAGAAACTCTTCGGCGGTGATCTCTTCGTCATAGCTCCACTTGTACATCTTCATGCTGCCTCCTTCAGTTCAGCTGCGAGTCCAATTTTGTACCACAATGGTGAGTCAGTGTTTTTCCAACGCGCCATATATGATTTCTCCCTGATGTAGTAGTTCCTATATGCTATCACAGCATCAGGAGCTTTGCAATAGTCGGGCATGCACTGGGGTGGATCAGTGAACTTACCGCCCGGTAAATCGCACGGCAGCGTTTTCAGTGCTAGAAATACCCCACTGCTCTCGGTCTTGTGCGTCTTGCCGTACCTGAGAGTGTACTCTTGCAGCAAGTTATCAAGAAGCTGCCACAACCATTGGTAATTACTACGGTTTTCCCTAGCCCACACTGCACTGGGGTGGTTCTTATGGGTTGCCTTGTAGCAATCGACAATGGGATTACCATCGACCCAATGGTGCGCAGTACTGAGCAGCTGTGCATATTCCAGGATCATCTTGACCACGTGCTTGTCGCAATGCATCTCGGCACATTTCTTAGGGTCTCTGTCTAGGTAAAAGATATTCACTGCGCGTTCTCCTGTTGTTTCTCCAAGTTCCTCTTGCGTAACCAGTCTGCATTCAGGCGGGTGGCCTTGTCACCGTAGATACCCAGCCGCTGGGCCACGATGTCAGGTAACAGTCCTGCCATGGCACACGTTTGCGCGGCCTCAAAGGGGCCGTACACTGCGACGCCGCCATCCGGGGTAGGGTAGGTACCATCTGGGTTATAATCGCACTCACCGGTCACCGTAGCGGCTCCTACGGCGGTTGCAGTTATCAGACCCATCACGACCAATGGTGCTATAAAGTTATTCATCGTCGTCATCCTTTATAATTTCATCATAGTACCCCATTGGGGTAAGGCCCTCAGTCTTCCAATCGTTGTCCATCACCTCCTTTGCATCCCAGTATGGGACGCGGCGTTTACGAACGGGTTTATCCTCTGTCATTGAACGGTACCACGCTGTCGTCAGACAGGTCGTCGAAATCAACGCGGAACACCTTGTCGATCTCGTGTTCACAGGTGTGACATATGTCCTCTTGGAAAGAGGTCAAGGGGGTGTCGCAAATTGAGCAGCGCATTAGACATTCTCCATCTTGTAGCTGGCATAGGTGCGGCCTTGGCCATCGGTTCGGATCACAGTTTCAATCGGCACGTCCTGCTTGCGCAGGTCGTTGATCCGCGCAGCCAAGCGATAGACACCGTACAGACCAAGCGCCTGTAGCGGGGTGATGTCTTTGCCGGTGCGAAGGTGGTCCAGGATTTGCTGATTCTGGGTCATTTCTTTTCCTCAATTGTTACGGGATAAATCCCAACGTCATTCAAGCGAGCGACCATGTTCGAGTGGTCCATCAACAGGTGCTTCAACTGGTCGCGACGTATCTGCACCTGTTTACCTCTGCCCTTGTCTGCGAATAGACAAGCGTCTTCGTATTCCTCCATAGTTGTATATAGTTTTAATTGATCACGTTTCAAGCGGTATCCTCCATTTTTTTTCAATCGGCACACAATTGTATTCAATAGTGGTAAACGTATAGGTTAATACCTCTATTGTATAGCTCCAATTGTGATCACAATTGTATATATAGTACTGGTTTGTCTGATTTCAAGGGGCGGTCCGAAAAAAAATATGGGTGTGACAATTTTGCCACACCCACCAGGTTTACCCTGTGAAGTTATTGCGACCGGCACCATGGGCGACGATTGCGATAGACTTCGCCTTGATCGCAGACCCTGCGCATAGTCCACAGGTGTGGCATTGTGTGCGCCTGCCCGCTTCTTCACTAGCGGGGCACAGGATTTCCAATGGTGATACGTCTGCGACGTCTGACACAACGCGAAACGTTCTGCGATTGTCTTTCCATGCCTGTTCCGCCTCTTTCAAACTATCGGCGCTAGTCATAAACAAATCCGGGCGAAAATCTGCACCAGTCATGCCCGATTGGTGCGAATAGGCGGTGTGTCCCTTACAATCGGACAATAGTTCATCCCAAACGTAAGACGGGACAGCAGCAGGGTCGCCATAGGTGCCAAGGCGCACCATTCTATCCCTGCCCACCGCGGCAATGTCTGTGGCTGTTTGGTATTTCCCCGCGGCAAACTGTTTGTAGACTATCAGGACACCTTGAGCAATGTTCACATAGCAGGACCGTTTGATTGCAAGCTTGCGGTCCGGGTCGTCAGTAGGGGTTCCGCGATGTGGACAATTGCCACAGATGGAATAATCCTGCCCGCTTTTGTTTGCATCGCGCGGATCAATATCGGCGCGTAGGATATAGGTCTGTAGCATTGCGCCGGTTTTACTGTTCCGTGACTTAGCAATCGGCGCGATAACGACAATTGGTTTTCCGTCTATTTCAGACGGTCCTTTGTATATGATCATGATAACTCCCATTGATCAGGTTTGCACATAACAACGGGCACAATAGTGCGCCCGCTGCAATCTGTAAACCCGATTATTCGTCTATCGGTATCTCGCCTGAACCGCCGCATGTCTCGCATGTTTTCCAGTACTGGCGCGGTCCATTCCATGTCTCGCGGTCATAGTCCGCTTCGCCTTGTCCGTCGCACGTTGGGCATACTTCCCAAACTACGTTGTCTGATTTGTATCGTATCATGATTTCCCCCATTGGTCCGCCATTGCATTGGCAATGCCTGTGAATGTTTTGCTGCGCTCTTTCCACCTATCTGGCGACGGTGGCATTTTCCATATGCGTTGTTCGCGTCCGTCCACAATGTCCGTCGGTGTAAGCTTAGGTAATCCCTTTAACCACAGGCAGGTCCGCTTTGTCTCGCCGTGCCCGAATTGCCAAGGCTGTATTGTCTGATCAGGTTTGCGGATTTGCGAACTGATAACCGAAACCGGATTTTCAATCGCGATCTTTTCTATCGGCGCATTCATCAGCAGGCGGACAAAATCCAATGCCGCTTGCTGCCTGCCGTCTGCCCGCTTTTCCGGAAACCAGCGAGCACCCGATACCGCTAGATGAGTGCATGGCGGAAAGCCTATAAGCATATCCCAACCATCGTTCAAGATATCAGACACATCGCCCTGATGATGCGGGCCGGTCGCGTCTGTCGGTAACAGGTCGCATGACATTGCATCGTGGCCACGCTGACGGAATGCGTCTCGTACCGCGCCGCTGTATTCGCAAGCTATTAAAATTTTCATGATATTACACCCAATCAATTGCGCCGTTAAGATATGAAAGCATTTCCTTGCCGCTCATGCGTGGCGTGACATGATGACTGCCGTCATAGTCCTTTAGACAATAGCCGCCATAACACGCGGCATGGTCCAACTCTAGCTTCTTGGACGCGAAACCGCCTAGCTTTCGGTTCAACGTCTCGACCTTGTCTTCCAGTAATTTCTTCGTGACTCGCATTTGATTTACTCCTTTGTGTTGCGTTGTCGATGATGCGAATATGGGGACGGGTTTCGAATATGTCAACCCATGTTCAAACATTTTTTTTTCATCCCCGGAAATCCAATGAAATCAACGCCGGGCATATCCTATGTACACACTCACACACTCACTGGAAATTTTCAACCATGGTCACTATTGAACCAGCCGCAAACCTGGAATAGGTCAACAACATTGACCCAATATTGTCCACCATTGTTTACCGCCCGCCAGCCGTGGCCAATGGTGGTGCAATATAAGTAAGCATAGCTGACCTATCGTCTGTTCCACCATTGTTTCACTTTTGTTCATTGGTGGAACAATAGGAGAACAAAACAGGAACGCGACCCCCCCAGCAGTGTTTCATTGTTGTCATGTCCAGTGCGTCCATTCTGGGGGATATTTTGAAAACCTGTTGACACAAAGCTGTATCTATAGTATACTACTTATATAAAGTACCTAACTTGGTTTAGGGGGGGAGATTCAATGCCTAAGAAAACTGGCAAGTACGCAAGCTACACAGAACCAAAGGCAGCAGACGCACAGCTGACTGAACGGGAACACCAGTTTGTGCTAGAGCTGGTGGACAACCACCTTGATCCGGAAGATGCCTTTTACAAAGCTGGGTACACTGCGCCCAATTCAAACGGCAAGAATCGAGCCAAACGACTACAACGTCACCTTTGGCTCCATATTGAAAAGCGGATTAAGGAGCGGGTAGGTGAAACGGCAACGTTGGCCTTGACTGTGCTAGAGCGTCTGATGCGCGAAGCAGAGTCTGAGAACGTCAAGCTCAACGCTGCCAGAGACATTTTGTCCAGGGCGGGGTACGATGCAGTCCACAAGCAGGAAACTGTAGTAAAAGAGGTCACTGACCTGACCGACGCAGAGCTTGACGAGCAAATCGAGCGGTTGTCTAAAAACGTGGTAAAGCTACGTGGATAAGGAAAAGGTTCTAGAGCTACTACAAGAGAAACAACGGCGGCTAGAAACAAGACGCATTGCACAATACGACCCATACGGTTACCAGACAAAGTTTCACACCGAAGGTCAAGGTTGTCCACAACGCATCTTAATGGCAGCTAACCGGGTAGGGAAAACCTACTGTGGGGCAGCGGAGACAGCATACCACCTGACCGGAGAGTACCCGGAGTGGTGGAAGGGACACAAGTTTAACAAGCCGATCAGGGCGTGGGCAGCTGGTGAGTCAAACGACACCACCAGAGACATCATCCAGAAAGAACTTTTTGGCAACCCGCAAGACCCAACAAAGAAAGGCACTGGCGCTGTCCCGCTAGACAACATCGTTGAAACAGTGCGTAAACCGGGTGTACCAAATGCCTTCTCGTCCGTACTGGTCAAGCACAAATCAGGAGGCAACTCCCAGATAAGTTTCAAAGCCTACGAGCAGGGTTTTGAGAAGTTCATGGGCGAGGCAATAGACGTTGTCTGGCTAGACGAGGAACCAAAACAGGAAATCTTTAGCCAGTGCATAACGCGAACCGCAGATACAGATGGGATTGTCTATATGACTTTCACCCCGGAGCGGGGGATGACATCCGTAGTCTCGGCTTTTATGAACGACCTGAAACCGGGTCAGAGCTTAATAACAGCAACATGGGACGACGTAGACCACCTAGACGAAAAAACAAAGGAGCAGCTGCTAGCTGTATATAGCCCAGCAGAGCGGGATATGCGCTCAAAGGGTATTCCGGTGTTCGGCTCAGGGTTGGTCTTTCCTGTCTCAGAAGAGGACATCGTCTGCGAAGATTTCGACTTGCCAGAACATTTCCCCCGGCTGGCTGCAATTGACTTTGGCTTTGATCACCCCACTGCCATCAGTTGGGTCGCATTTGACGCAGACGATGACATAATTTACGTCTATGACGAATACAGGAGAAGCAAAGAGACACCTCTGACACATGCAGCAGCACTCAACGGCAGGACACCCGGTATACCTGTAGCTTTCCCACACGACGGACTACAGCATGACAAAGGCTCCGGCATTCAGTTGGCACAGCAGTACAGAGACCTAGGTGTCTATATGCTACCAGAACACTTTACCAACCCGCCAGCAGAAGGTAAGCTAAATGGTAATAACTCAATTGAAGCAGGCATCAGCGAAATGCTACAACGGTTTGAAACAGGCCGTTTGCAAATTTTTGAGTCCTGTGCAGAAACTCTGGAAGAAATGCGTCTCTATCATCGGAAAAACGGAAAAGTAGTTCCGATCAAAGACGACCTGATCTCAGCAATGAGATACGCAGTGTTATCAGTTGAACGCTTTGGCGAGAAGCTCAAAAACAAAACACACTACCGTAGATACGGATTCGAACAAGAAATCAAATACTCTAGCGCAGGAATAGTCTAATGAGCATGTTTACACGAAAAAGAGACCGTTTATCTTTGGCGGAAAGAAGAAAACGACTTCAGCAACTTAGTGAAGCAGCAAAAGCAAGTCCTTTTGAAAAACATTTTCAGTTAGATCAAAGCCGTGAAGAAATGCTGTCAAGTGTTCCAAAGAGAGATTCACCTTTGTACAATATGCTGAAAAGTTTAGAACAAAAAGCAAAAAAACGCAGAAAGGTTATAAAATCAATTGACCCTAAAAAGGGTATTGATATCTAATGCCATTTAGCAAATACAGCCCAAAGCAGAAAAAGCTGGCACGGGTCGCACCGCCTAGAAACAAGATTACCGCTGCTGATCTTAAAAAGGTAAGGAAGAAAAATGGCAAGAGGAAAGTCAAAGCCTAACGACCCGGCCAAGTGGTCACGTGCCAAGGCAAAGGCCAGAGCTAAGTTTAAAGTCTATCCAAGCGCATATGCAAACGCTTGGGCTGCAAAGGAATACAAACGCATGGGTGGCACATGGTCAGGTGCCGATAACAGGGTAAAGAAACGTGCGAAGAGCAAGAAAGCGTAGAGGTGGCCTAGGCAAGTGGTTTGACGAACAGTGGGTGGATGTCAAAACCGGAAAGCCTTGTGGCCGCAGTGGCAAAAAAGACAAGCGTGGATACCCTGCCTGTCGCCCCAAGAACGTGGCAAAACGAATTTCAAAGTCTGAAGCTAGAAAGAAAACTGGACCCGGCAGGGTAAACTGGTCTGTGACAGCCTCCGGGAGAAAGAGAAAAAATGGCTCATAATATGACTGAAGAGGAAATCATTGGTCTTGTAGAAAGCGAGATCAACGGCTCCTCGGACTACATGGACTCCGAGATAAGCTCCCAGCGCGAACGCTCCATGGAGTATTTCTATGGAGAACCGTTTGGCAACGAGGAAGACGGGCGTAGTCAGGTCGTAGTCACCGATGTTCAAGACACCCTGATGTGGATGATGCCCAGCCTGATGCGCATCTTCACAGCTGGAGACAGGGTAGTCAAGTTTGTACCAGAAGGTCCGGAAGACGAGGACACCGCAGAACAGGCCACCAAGTACGTAAATCACGTGTTCTACAAGCAGAACGACGGGTTTATGGTGCTATATAACATGTTCCTTGACGCGCTGATGCAAAAAGTCGGCATTGTCAAACACTACTGGGAAGAGGTTGAAAAGACCACCACAGAGTCATATCAGAACCTTACAGAGCAGGAATACTCCCTGCTCCAGCAAGACGACGAGCTAGAAGTCGTAGAACACCAAGAAAACGTAACGATCAGCGAGCAGCCTGACCCGTTCACCGGAGACATAGTGCAGGTCGAAGAGGTCTTTCACGATGTCACCTTTGCAAGGACATCGATGGAGGGCAAGGTCACCATTGAAAACGTACCACCGGAAGAGTTCCTGATTAACCGTGGTGCCAAGACGTTAGAAGATGCTCGGTTCATTTGCCATCGTTCGCACAAGTCCAAAAGCGAACTGCTCCAGATGGGATTTGACCCGGACGTGGTGGAAGACCTCCCCGGCTACACAGGTGGTGCAGACGATATCACCACCAGCCAAGAGTATATGGCCAGACACGCCTATGACTCCACGGACGTATACCCTAACCAAGCTGCCGCTGATAGCGAAATGGTTGTCCAGATATACGAGTCGTATGTCAAGCTGGACATGGACGGCAGCGGAATCA